TCCCGTCTTCTCGACGGTGTGCAGCTTTTCGTGTCTCGCGCCCGCATACATCACGGACGAAGTGCCCGTCGTTACCGAAATCACCGTGGACGGCGAAGCAGTTTTTTCAGCAACACAAAACTCGACGGCGTGAAGCGCCAATCAATCAACTGAAAAGGAATCGACATGGCTATCGACACGCCGACCAACGAAACAGCAGCAGAGCCCGCCGTTGCAGCAGCCACGGCAGCCGACACGACTTCGACCGCCGCTCACGCGAAACCGGGCGCTTTCAAGGTCTCTCTTGAGCACTTTGCAACCCGCCTCTCGGCTTCGGATAAGCGCGTTGCGCTGATTCACGGCTGGGTTCACTCGGAAAAGCGGGCGAAGAAATTCCGCGATCTGCCGGCCAATTACCAGGCTCGCTTCGCGGCTTTCGCAAGCAAGCCCATCACGCAGTAATCCGCTTAAAGGAGCGTCATGTCCTACTTTTTCAACGGTCGCGAGTGGATTACTCCGGCCACTATGTCGGCTGTAAACGACAGCGCACTGGCTCCGACCAATGCGAACGTCGGCAACACCACTTGCTATCTCGGTCAATCGACCGGTGGCGAGCCCGGCGTTGTGCTGTCCTTCGGAAGCCCGGACGAAGCAGAAGCCGTGCTGGTATCCGGCGAGCTTCTGACGGCCGCAATGAAGGCTTTCAGTGCGAGCAACGAGACGGGCGGCCCGGCGACTGTTGACGTTATCCGCGTCAACCCGGCCACTCAATCGACCCTCCAACTGGTTGACACGAACAGCGCTGCGTTGATCAATGTTGCGTCGGCTGACTGGGGCCTGCGCACGGCACAAATCAAGCTCACGGTTGATCCGGGTTCGGTTAAAGGTCTCGGTGCGACCGTTGCGCTTGGTGCGGCTTCGTACTCGACCGATAACTTGTACGCAAACCCGTTCTCGGTCGCGTACACGGGTGGCGCTGCGTCGGCTGAAATGACGATCACGCCGACGACGGTTGTTCTTCAGGCCCCGGCCGGAACCGTGGTTGCAACGATCCCGCTCGCGACCTACCCGACTGTCGGCCAGCTTGTCGATTACATCAACACGATCGCGGGCTTCGACGCCGTCGTAAATGGTGGATCGATCAATGCCCCGTCTCTCAACGGTCTCGATTCCATCACGGCGGCAAGCGTACTGGTCACGGGCCCGAACCCGAACGGCGTCGAAGTTACGGCGAACCTCAACCAGCTTATGAACTGGATGAATTCGCTCAATGGCTTCTCGCAGCCGCTTATCACGGCTACGTATGCCCCGGGGTATTCCGGCCTTCTCCCGACTTCGATTCCCTTCACGTACCTGAAGGGCGGCTCGGATGGCATTACCACTGCTGCGGATTACGACTCGGCTTTGAACGTGCTGCAAGCCAGCGACGTGCAGTGGCTCACGCCGATTACGGCTGACCCGGACGTGTGGGCGATGGTGGATGCGCACGTGCAGTTCATGAGCACGGTAGGCGGCATGGAGCGTCGCGCAATCGTTGGATCGGCTCTGAACACAACGGATGCCGAAGCGATCGCGTTCGCATTCAACCTGAATTCGGACCGCACTTCACTGGTCCACTTGGGCTACTACGATTACGACCTGACCGGCACTCTGACTGGCCTTCAGTTGTACTCGCCGTACCTGACGGCCGCTGCGATTGCTGGCGCGTTCTCTGGCGTTTCGCCGGGCACTGCCATGACCAACAAGGCCATGGCTTTCTCTGGCCTGGAGCGCTATCTGAACGTCCCGACGGATACCGATCCGCTGCTTCAGGCTGGCGTGATTCCGTTGGTGAAGGCGAAGACCGGCTACATGGTCGTGCAGTCCATCTCGACGTGGCTTGTCAATGACAACTACGACAAGGTCGAACAGTCGGTGGGCTGGGCGCTGGACTACACGTGCCGCACGTCGCGCGAAATTCTGGACCCGCTCCGCGGCGCGAAGATCACGCCGATTGCATTGGGCCGCGCTGCGACGCTGGTTGAAACGAACCTCAAGGCGCTCGCCGTTCCCGATCCGCAAGGACCGGGCGTGCTCGCTGGTGACGCCGACAACCCTCCCTACAAGAACATCGTCGCGTCCGCTGCTGGGACCGCGATCGCTGTGTCTTTCCAGTGCTCGCCTGTTCTGCCGGCGAACTACATTTCAGTCACCGTCTTCGCCGTGCCGTTCACTGGCACCGCGTCGGCATAAGGGATAGCCGAACATGGCAAACAACGCAGTTGTGAACGGGCAGACCAACCTGCAGGTTCGGTCTGGTAACCGGATCATCATCACCTTCGGCGGCGTCCAAGTCGGGATGCTGCAGTCGGTATCGGCCAATGATGACTATGCGCCGGAACCGGCGAGCGGCATCGGTGACATCCACGTACAGGAGAACGTGCCGACCATCGCACGTCACTCGCTGAGTGTGTCCGTCATGGTCATGAACAAGGGCGCGATGGTCAAAGCAGGTATCGCCCCTGAGAACGGTGATGCAGTGCTGCTCGGCATTGTGTTCAACATCGAAATCTACTCGAAGGACGACGGCTCTTTGCTCGCCAACTACATCGGGTGTTCGTACGCTTCCGGCTCGCTGGAAGTAACGAAGCACGCGATCGTTATGCAGCACGGTCAACTGCTCGCCCTCGACCGTACCGGCACCGTCGCCTAATCGAAGTCCCCGGCCGCCTTTAGGCGGTCGGTTTTATTTGAGGCATGAGAATGCGCACCGCGAAGACAGACGATTTTAATGTGGACGTAGAGGGCTTCGGCCGCTTCGTCTTTGGCCGCCGCACGAAAGAGGACGTGTACAAGATCCGCTCGCGTTACAACGTGCTGACGGAAGGCAACTACTTGGCAGACGGCAGGGTAGGCGACCTCGGAGGGCTGGGGCTCGTTACGCTCCAGACGCTGCTGGTTAGCGCTCCTGAGACGTTCAACCTGGAAGCGATGGACCCGCTGATGGACGATGACTTCGAAGAGAAGATCATGAAAGTTTTCGGCGCTCTCCGTGCAAAGGAGCAGTCTTTTCGTTCCGAACCAGCGAAGGGAAGCGAAGGCGCGGGGGCGGGAGTTAGCGAATAGTTACGAACTCTGGTTTCGCGCGAAATATAACCTCGCGCCAACCGACCCGCGCTTCCTCGCCATGACTGACGGTGAGATTGAAGCCGAATGGTGGGCATACCACTACCAGGAGGGGAAGACGGGCGAAGAGTTCGATGACGACGATGAAAACGCCGCAAGCGACTACCTCGCGCAAATTGAGCGCGAAGCAGAGGCGGAAGAGGCAGCGGCGGCGGCTGCAGCAGGCGGTACCCAGCCCACGGAAGACCCCGGCGACTGGGGTCCGGAAGAGTAAAGAAGCCCCGGTATCCCCGGGGCTTTTTGCTTTCGTGACGTGAGCATTAGGGCATCAAAGGAGCGAGCATGCCTGAAGTAAAAATTGGTGTAGGAGCAAATGCGGGTGGAGTTGACCAGGCGATTCAAAAGATCACTGCGTCTATGAACAAACTTGGCTCTGCCGTGGCCGCGAACCAGAAGCTCAAATTCGAGCCGACGGACGTGAAGAACATGGCGCGCGACCTTGACCTCATCAACAAGCAGTTCAAGCAGACTCTGGCGCTCTCCGCTCAGGTGCGCAACGCCCTGAAAAACTCGGGGCAGAGTGATCTCCATATCTCGCAAATCGATTGGTCGAAGACTTCAACCGACCCGCGAGCGGCGCAGCGCATGCGCGATCGCGCCTTCATGCATACGGTGCGTGGCACGTCGCTCGACCCGACCCTATCGAATGATGTAGATGGCGACGGCAACATCGTGCCGCCCGCGCCCCCGGCCAAGCCGCCAGCCAGCGGCGGCAGCGGTGGTTCTGGCGGCGGTAGCGGTGGTCGCCGGCCGCCCGCTGGTGAAGACGAGGGCAGTCGCGGCGGCGGATTCGGTCGCGGTGCGCGCCGGTACGGTCGCGGGATGGCCGGACGCACGGCGGGCGCATTCAGCGGCGGTGTCGGCGGCCCGGTTGGTGGCATGCTTCAAGAGGGCATCCAAGGCGCAGGCACTGGCATGGAGGTTGGCGGCCTGCTGGGTGGCCTCGGAGGCGCTGCCGCTGGGTTAGTCGGCGGTGGCCTTATCGCGGCCGCTGCGATGGCTGGGAAGGCCGTCTCTGAGGGCATCGACCAGGCGAAGGACCGCAACCTCGATCTGGACTTGCTGAAGCGCTCTTTGGGCGACCTCGGCGTGTCGTTCAAGGGTTTGAGTGACGCGTCTTGGGTAGCCGCGCGGGACCTCGGAATGGCGAATGGCGAATTCGTCAAGATGGAGCAGCTTGCGAACTCCGCGAGCGGGGGTGCATACCGCACGCCCGACGAGTTGGCTGGCGCAACGCGTTCCGGTGTTGATATCGCTCGCGCATACGGCCTGCAGCCGGGGCAGGGCGTCGCCTTCACGGCGGGCATGCAGCGCATGGACGCGCACCAGAACAATAAAGAACTGGCGGCCACGCTCGCCGAAGCAATCGTCAATACGCAGGGAAAGGCGACCCCGTCTGAAGTTATGCAGGCGATGCAGGGATTCGCGGCGCAACAGAACCGGTTCAATTCCGGGGTGGTTGACCTCAATCGCTTCGGGAACGCCTACTCGTCAATGCTTGGCGTAGATGGCATGACGGCAGACCATGCCTCTTCAATCCTCGGTCAGGCGAACGCGTCCATGCAGCAAATGGGCGGTTCTGAGGCATCGCGCAACTTCACGATGCAGGCGTTCGGCTCGCTCGATCCGATTCGCGCGGCGATGCGTGCAGAGGGTGGACTCTTTAGCAACGGGCTCGATAACCGGGATATCAACGGCTACATGTCGCAACACGGGTCCAAGGACTGGGAGACTCAGAACAAGGGCCCGGAGGGGACCAACTTCTCGGTAATTCGTGGCGCGTTCGACAATGCTTACGCCGGTCGTGGCCGGTACGGCGCCGAGATGGAGCTTGATGCCGAGAAGAACTATTTCGGCCTGAAGTCGTATGCCGACACGGCCTCGTTCATGAACATGAGCGACTCGGACCATAGCGGCATTTCGATGCTGTTGAAGAACGCGGGGATTGATCTTAAAGACGTTCGCGAGGGCGGAATTCAAGCGCTTGCGGGCATCTCGAAGACGACGGACTTCCAGGGCGTCGATGACCTCTACAGGAAGGGCCCGGACGCCATCCGCAACCGCAAAGACATGAGTGAGTCGGACCTGTCTTCGCTCGATCGCGCAGAGAAGAGTGGTGACTTCGAGAAGTTCCGCAGCGAACTGGTGCGCGTCATGGCTGGAAAGGGCCAAGAGGATGACGCCGGTTCGACCCAGCGCACGATCGACGCGAACATTTCCGACATGAAGACGATGGTCGGCGAGAAGCTGATCCCGTACACCCAGGCGATGATGGAAGGCATCCTCGCCATGGCGAACAAGATCCCTGGCGTCAACATTGCCGATCCGTCTTTGATTGGTCCGCCGAAGTCCGCCATGGGCGAGTCACTTCCTGCGGGATCAACCGTAGTGAGGGACATGGGTAGCGCCGGGAAGATTACGCGCGGTGGCGACGGCTTGCATACGGCGACCGGTGGCACTTGGTGGGACAAGGCCGTTGACGCGACGGCGGGCGGTCTCAATTGGCTGAAGGGTCAGGGGCAAGACGGCTCAGGCGACCCGCTTGGCATTCGCAGCAATAACCCTCTGAACATGCTTCACAAAGGCCAAGAGGACGTTTATTCGGACCCGACGGTCGGCATCGCTAAGGCGACGTCCAATCTGGAGAGCGGCTATCGCGGCCTGACGCTCGCGCAGATCCAGGACAAGTGGACGGGCGGCGCACGTACCGGCAACACGCCGGAAATGATCGCCAATTACACCAAGCTTATGACGGGAGCGACGGGCCTGAAGGCTGGCGACGTTCCGAATCTTGACGATCCAAAAGTCGTGGCTGCGCTTATGAAGGGGATGATCCGGGCCGAGAACGGAAAGATGCCTTACTCGGACGACCAGGTCAACGCGGGCGTTGGCGCTGGAATGGGGCGGCTCTCTACGAAGGGATTTCATCCCGATATGTCGATTGCTGAAGAACCTACCTCGAAGCAACCGAAGCCCGCTCCCGACGATATGACGATCGTTTCTGAGCCCGCCGAAAAGCAACCGAAGCCGGCTCCCGACGACATGACGATTGTCGCAGAGACCGCCGAAAAGAAACCGAAGCCTGCTCCTGATGACATGACGATTGTTGCAGAGCCGGCGGCAAAGATTCCCGCAAAGGACCGGTCCACGTCTGCCGCAGATGCCTCCGCAGCGGCTTCCGCATCGAAGGTTGGCTCTGCCGCTGGGAGCGGTGCTCCGTACGGATTTGGCGGTGGTGACATCAACATCACTCTGCAGCAGAGCGTCACCACGCCGGGAGGCGCAACGAAGACAAAGACGCTCAGCACAAAGGTTTCGAAGCCGTCCGCCTCTGGCACGCAGACCCCGACAATCATTCAAATTCCGGCCTAAGCATGAAAGTAAAAATTCGCAAGCCGAACATTCAGGTTCTGCTGCATAAGGTGGTGACGCGCACGAGCGCGACCGGAAGCGCTCAAGTCAATGCGACGCAGAGCCAGTCATCGCTGGCTGGGCCGCCGAGTCAATCTGATTCGGCAAAGAACATTTACGACCTCACGACATGGCTCGGCGAAGGCTCCGTCGTGCGCGTGCAGAAGTCCGTGCGCGCTTCTGCTGGCGCGTTCTCTATTTCGTTTGTCGATCAGGTCATGAATGGGCTGAAGGACACGCTCTACGCGCTTATTGAGCCGATGGACATGATTGAGATTCGCTTTGCTGGCGACTCCTACAAATATTCGGGAGCGACCGGGCAGAAGCTGCCAGTCATGATGCGCGGTTTCGTGGCTGACATTCAGCGCGACCAGAGCATGGGGGCTGATGGAAAGCCGCGCCGCACGATTCACGTGACCGGCCACGACTACCATAAGATTCTGCAGATTATCCAGATTTTCAACATGCCCGCGACGCCCGACGTGGCGAACCTTATTTCGAGTTTCCCGCTGTTTTCGAAGTATGGGCCCGAACTTAATGTGCAGACTACGACGGCCTTCGTTCAAGCCGTCTTCGACTTGATCGTCAACCCGTATATCGCTGGCATGCAGCAGGCGGGCGCGACTTCCGGCACCGCGCTGGCAGAGGTTGCGACCGACATTCAAGTCCCCGATGCGCTCGTCTCGGTGCAGCTTGGAGCATTCAATAACGGGACGGTGCAGCAGCTTCTCGAACAGTATCTCGACCTCGGGCCCTTCAACGAGTTCTTTATTGAGGATCGCGATGCAGGCGTATGGGGACCTGCTGGTCCGTATGCCGTCTATCGTCCTACCCCGTTCTTGGATGCGGCACAGCGGCTTACGCTTCAACCCATTCAGTCGTCGGTAACGAGCGGCATAGATCCGTCTAGCGACTTTGCCCCGACGGCGAATTGTGTATCTATTGGCGTCAACTCGATCATATCCATTAGCGCGCGCCGTTCGGACGCAGGGGTAGCAAACTACTTTTGGGTAGATGCGCCGCGGTTCACCATGAATTATGACGATCTGACAAAAATGTTCGCAACGTACGCATCGCAGCAGGGCGCGACGCCGTACTACATCCAGAACTATCAAAACGTCAACCCGCTGCTATACGGCCTTCGCAAGATGGAAGTGTCCACGCAGCAGGGCGGTGCGACCGAGACCAATGCTGGCAACGGGACGCCGGCTGGCGATGCGCGCTGGGCGAATCAAAATGCCTTCCTCACGTGGATCGACAATCGCCGCAATCTCCTGACGACCCTCAATCAGGACAACGTCGTTCTGGAGAGCGGCGCGATGCATCTTGAGGGCCATGAAAAGATTCGCGCCGGGACGTACGTGCAGATCAACTATGGCGACCAGATCCAGTCGCTGCATTACGCCCATTCGGTGGTGCACACGTACGAGCCGTTCGGAAACTACTTCACAGAAGTTGACTACGAGCGAGGCACTAACTTCATCGACCGCATAACGGCTGCGCAAAGCAGCGGGTCGCCGTACTTTTCCGAAATGCTGACGCCAGGGAGCCAGTAATGCAGGGGCAAGCGCTTGGCATCGTAGTTGCCGTCTACCCGGAAGGGAACAGTATCGACGTGCTTATGCCGAAGACGGGCGACCGGCTGACAAACGTGCAGTGCGCCGCTCACACGGGCAGTTCAGACACGGGCATCGTGGATCTGCCAGAGATTGGCCTGCCGGTGGACGACACGCGCTGGACGCTGCCAATCATTCAGCAGGCAGCGCGGTATATTCGCGCTATCGTCTGGAATGTGGACGGCATGCCTATCTGCATGGGCTTCCTGCTGCCGCAGCTTACTCAGTTGACATTTAAGCGGGACAATTTCCGCATCAATCGCCATGCCTCGGACGTGTACAGCACGACTAGCGGGAATGGCGACCATGAATGGTCTCACCCCAGCGGCACCTACTTTCGCGTGGGTGCATCGCCTGCTCACGAGGACCTGACGAATCAGGACGTAGATCAGTCGTGGGCCATCAAGCAGAACAAGGCTGCCGCTCCATGGGTCAACCTGACGGTGGCGAATGCCGGCGCGGTGGTTGCGAATATCCAGGTCGATCCTAGCGGGAACATCAACATCGAGCACAACGGGAACCTGACTGTCAACACGAAGGGCAACGCCAACGTGACGGTGGACGGAACAACTGAGGTTACGTCTGAAGGCGCGGTAACGGTCAACGCGAGCGCAGGAACGACTCACAACGGGCCGCTCACGGTCAATGGCCTGCTTACCTTCACGGAGGGAATGGAGGGGTCTGGAGGCTCAGGAAACACAATGAGCCTGACCGGCGACATTGGCGTTACCGGGACGATTACCTCAACCGGGGACCAAGTCGCAGGCAACGTTTCGCAGATCAACCACGAGCACACGTCAGAATCGCCCGGCTCGCCGACAAGTCCGCCTATCGCGGGGACGTAATGAAAAAGGCCCCGCGTGCGAAGGGGCCTTTTATATGTTCGACAGACGTTTAGCTACCCGCTTCTGCGCCGATCTTCTTGGCAAGATATTTGTTTAAATTCGCTACCATCGTGTCGATATTAGCCGCGCGCTTTGACTTATCCAAAAGGTCGCCGCAATACCCGTTGTAGGCCGTGTCTCCACCAAAGACGACACACAGGTTATCCATGGCAGTTTGGCGAGAGTAGTCGGTGTAATCGTTGGACCCTTGATATGAAATCTCAATATCAATCGGCTCGCTCATTCCTGACGGCTGCGCTCGCGCATAAACGCACCCTGATGCCCTACACATGTGATTCAGGTACACCAGCTTGCCGCCGTACGCAGACTTTGTTACGGGCGCATCCCCCGAAAACTTAACGACGCTGAACTTGATTCCAGCCGCCTGCGCCTTTTGGAACCAAGTGGCAAACGCCTCCTGAATCAACAGCGACGCTTGCGTGTGAATGAAGTCGGATACGGCTGGTGCGTTCTCGGCCTTCGCGCTTCCTGACTGGACATTCGAAACGGCCTTGGTTTGCGCCGCAACCGCCCGGGCGAGTTCGTCCGCGTGAGCGGCGAAAGATGCGACGACCAAGATGGCCGCAACGATGAGCTTTTTCACTATTTCCCCGATTCTGTAGTTGGTTGAAGCGCGATCGCAATAATATGCGCACCAAGCAGAAAGTCAAGAGGTATTTTTAGATCGTCGTGACGCCATGCTCGTTGCATGAGCACGCCATTCGTCCCTCTCTCGTTTGCAATGCCGTCCATCCCGGCCGCGTTGCAGGCGCTGAATCCGCCCCCCTCGCAGAAGCCGGGCGATTGCCCTATCAGCTTCACGCTTGACGACCTATCGACTGGCGCGTCCCCGGTAGTGCTTCCTCTGAACATCCGCCCGGAAGAACTGACTCGCACGGAAATGTCTCGCGTGTCGGTGCAGCAGACCCTCGGCGGGGCGTTCGCGGACGAGTTCGGGGCGGGCCTGACGCAGATCAATATAAGCGGGAATACCGGTTGGCGCGGGTTCAATGGCGTTGACGGCATGGCGTTCTTTCAGCAGCTTCGCGCGGCCTCATTCACGAACTGGCACTCGCTTCGCAACCAGGCGATGCAGAAGGGTCTCGACCCGAACCTCGTGCAACTGATTTTCACGGACGCGCTCAACTCGACCATCGACGTTGTTATTCCGATGAACTTCACGCTGCGCCGCTCGCGCTCGCGGCCGCTGCTGTGCATGTACCAAATTTCGATGATCGGACTCGGCGACAATCCGGCTCCAGGTCAGGGCTCAGGTGGCTGGCTGTCGGGCCTCATTCAATCGCTGGGCCTGCAGAGCGTGGTTGCCGCCGTCAAACAGATCGCCGGGGCCATCTCCTCGGCTGTCAACTTTATTCAGGCTGACATCCTTGCGCCGATCACGGCTTTCATGCAGACGGCCTGCTCAGTCTTCAATATGGCAGTCGCGATTGTAGAGACCCCGGCCGCGCTGGTGAGTCTCGTTACTGGCGTGGCTCAGTCGATCGCGCAAGTCGGTTTCAACATGTTCGCGACGCTGGCCTCAGTAACGTCCAATGCAGCGAACGTGACCGGAAGCCTTATGCAGGTGCAGGCGGCTTTTTCGGACGTGTCCTGCGTCTTCGCCAACGCTATCGCGCAAGGGCAGACCTATCCCGTCTACACGGGCCTCTACGGTGCGAGCAACTGCTCGTCTACGGTCCCGGGATCGTCCCCGCAGAGCCAATACACGTTGAACGACACGAACCCGTTCTACGACGTTATGGGCACGAATACCCCGCCTCCGATTCAGGTGAGTCCGGCTGCACAGCAGGCCATCCAAACCATCCTCTACACCGACCCGGTTCTCTCGGCCTTGACTCCGCAGCAACTCGCAACGCTGGCGGCCTCGATCACTAACGGTATTTCGGTGACCTGATGCCATCTATTTTCGATACGCCGCTTACCGGATACCGATTCGTCCAGACGCAGAACGGCGACTCGCTTCAGACCTTTGCCGCCCGCGTCATGGGGGATGCGTCGAATTGGGCTGTCCTTATCGGGATGAACGGCTTGATTCCGCCGTACCTGACGGACGATCCGGACTCGGTTGTAACTGGCGTCGTCCTGAATGGCTCATTCCTGAAAATCCCTGCGGCGACGGCGCCCCCGTCAACCGACCAGGACGACGTATTCAAGACGGACGCGCTACTGAACCCGGACGGCACTTTCGCGATTACAGAAAACGGTGACTTTGCGCTCGTATCTGGCGTTGCCAACCTCACGCAAGCCCTCGAAAACGCGCTCAACACCGACCAAGGTGAGCTGATCTATCACGGCGGCTACGGCTACCTCGGTCGCCGCTTGCTGGGCGCAAAGAACGGCCCCACTGCCGGGCTTCTCGCTGCCCGCTATGCGAAGCAGACCGTGTCGTCCGACTCGCGCATTTCGAGCGTGACCGACTCGACAGCGACTGTTTCCGGGACCGTGATTGCGACGGTTGTCCAAGCAGAAACGGTTGCTGGCACAACGGTGCCGGTATCAACCACGACATCGTAAGGAATTCGAATGTTTCAGTTGAAAAATTTTGCGTCCATCGTCAATTCGATGGTGAACCGGATGAAGGCGACGCAGAGCAAGGTTACTGACTACAACGTCGGCGCCGTCGCGCGCACGCTCGTGGAAGCGCCGGCCGCAGAGATTGACGAGCTTTACCAGCAAATGTTCAACGGGCTGCAGGAAGCCATCCCGGTTGCGGTGTTCAACTCGTTTAACTTCCCAGCACTCCAGGCACAGTCAGCGTCCGGTCTTGTGCAGGTGACGATCGCCTCGCAGCCGACGGCTGTCTTGGTTTCGGCAGGCACGGCCTTCACGCCGACCGGGACGAGCAGCAACGTCTATCAGTCCGCGGCGGACGTGGTTATCCCGGCTGGAAGCACGACGGTCAATATTCAGGTTGCATGCACGGTCACGGGTTCGACTGGCAATTTGCCGCAGAATCAGACCTTCGCTCTGTCGCCACAACCTACCGGTTTCGTCGGCGCAGTAAATGCGAACTCGTTTGTCAATGGGCAGAACGCGGAAACGCCTGCCGAGCAGCTTATCCGTTTCAATAATTACATCTCGACTCTCGCTCGCGGGACCGTCGCGGCTCTGTCTTATGGTCTCTCCACCGTCAATCTGACGGATGCGATGGGGAACATCACGGAAAAGGTCGCGCTATCGCTGATTGACGAGCCATACACGTACGACGCTACAAAGCCGATAGCGCTTGTCAACTGCTACATCCACAACGGCGTGGGCGGCACGTCGGGAGCGCTGCTCGCGCAGGCGGTCAACGTCATCGCGGGCTACGTGAATGCACTGGGAACGAAGATCCCGGGGTATAAGGCCGCTGGCGTAAAGACGAACGTCTTTATCGCGACTGAGGTCCCGCTCCCGGTGACGGCCACGGTGACAATCGCGCCGGGATACGTGTGGAGCAACATCCAGCCGCTTGTTTCTGCCGCGATCTTCTCGTATCTGCAAGGACTGACCATCGGCAATAGCGGGAGCACTGTCGCCGGAACCGACCCCGTCGGAACGGCGGTGGCCGCTCAGATCAGCAAACTCGCCATGAACATCCCTGGAGTGACGAACTACGTTTCGGCATTCACCGACACGCTCGCGGAGACCGGCAATAAGAACATGCCGGGCACGATCACGCTGACTCAGGGGACCTAAATGCAGCTTACACAAACCCTGCTTGGCTACCTGAATCGCGTCTTTAACAAAGACCCGGCACGCGTGCTCGCCATGTCGTTCAACCACGTCTATCCGATGTCGTGGCAGGTGCAGGATGGCGTCCTGACGACGCAGGTTCTCGACGGCGGCTACGGCGCGAACCTGACTATTGACCTGACTCAGTACACGTTTGCTCAACTCGTCAACTATATCGCTGCACAGCCGGGCTACGTCACGCCATACCTCGCGCCGTCAATGGCTGGCATCTCTGCGGCTGCGCTTTTGGACGCATCCGGGAGCGTCACTCCGAGCGACCTGCCGCAGCCCATGTATGCCTACACGAGCGTGTTGTGGGCGTACCTCGAATGCAATGCTGCAGAACTCGAACTCGCTGCCGCGCAGATCGCGAACCTGCCGGCGGAAATGAGCACAACTACGGCCGATACGATTTGGCTCGATGTGCTGGGGACCTATTACAAAGTCCCGCGTAACCCGGGCGAAGAGGATTCGGCATACGGTCCCCGCATCATTGCAAGTGTGCTTCGCCCGATGAGCAATAACGTCGCAATGGAACTCGCCATTACGACGTTCACGGGCCAAGACACAACCGTTACGGACGTGGTGCTGCCAGGCGTGACGGGGAATGTCTATAACGCCGACTTCATCCATAACGGGGCTATCCTTTATGACGCGGTTTCGACGCCCGTCTACGGGCTGTTTGACGTTGAGTATGGCTACGACATTATCAACGGCCAAGACCCGACTACGTTCGCGCAAACCATCACAGCGCTCATCAACACGCTGCGCGCTGCCGGGGCACACCTGCGCGACCTATCGCTGATCGGATCGAACCTGAGCGATAGCCTGACGCCACCGACGGACTTGTTCTCGATGATCGAAGTAGTCGCTCCGTTCGCTGACTCGCTGACGCAGCCGACGGATTCGATGTCGGTTATTAGTGTCAAGTCGGTGCCGTTTGCGGACGCGCTCGTGCCGCCAGACGACACGGATGGAATGGTACTGAGCATTCAATACAACTACGCGTATAACGGCGTCCGGACGCATAACGGAATCGCTACCTATGACAGTGGAACGACGGAAGTAGACACGCTCTAATCGATGTGTCGTGACGCGAGACTGGTCCTCATCTACTAGAGAGGGTCAGTCTGACCATGCAACTTAATGAGCGTATCAAGCGCGCCCTTGCGGGCTTCGCGCTTCACGACACCCTGAAGCCGCCGACCGGCAGGCTGGTCTATGACGTTCGCCGCGGCGGCAAGCTCATTGAGCATGTTGACGACAACAACCTGATCGTTATCGGCTCGCAGCCCACGCACGCCGCGCTGCTCGGCGGAAACGTAGCGAACAACTCCGTCACCAAGTTCGGCGTCGGCACGAACGCGACCGCGCCAGTCTTCGGCAATACGGGCCTGACAGGTCAATACGCGAACGCGCTTACGGGCGTGAGCTATCCGGCCAGCAACCAGGTCCAGTTCTCTTTCGCGATGGGCTCGGCAGACGTTTCCGCATTCGGCATGGCGATTTCCGAATTCGGCCTTCTGACTCAATCTGGCGTCCTGTACGCGCGCAAGACGCGCACGCAGCCCCTCAACTTTGCAAGCGATATCGCATTCAGCGGTACGTGGACCATTTCCTTCTAAGGGGTGAAGCGTGACCGCTGCCGTACTTCCGGAAATTAATAATTACGACCTTACGGTCTACCAGATTCAGCTTTCCGATCCGGTGCAGGGATACAACCCCGCCAATCCGAACACCGCGGCGAATCAGGGGCTGTCAAACCAAGCCGCGCTGAATCTCGCGAACCGCACGAACTGGCTTTACAACACCATCAATAGCATCCTCGATGGGGGTGTCGTTCCGACCGGTCTCGCGCCGCTGCTTAGCCCGGAATTTGAGGGAACCCCGACTGCGCCTACCGCGCCGCTCGGTGACAACTCGCTGAAGCTGTCCACGACTGCGTTTGTGCAGGGCACTCTTGCTGGCGTGCTCGCGCTGAGCGTCGCGGGTGGCACGAACGTGGCCCTGAGCGCCGTGCAGGCTGGTAACGGCATCCTGAATTTCACTGGCGGTCTGACGGCGAACATTGCAGTCATCCTGCCGAGCACGTCGGGCAAGTGGATCGTTGCAAACAACACGACTGGCGCGTTCTCGCTGACGGTGAAGACCGCGGCGGGGACTGGTGTGGCCGTGACGCAGGGCAAGTTCGTTGAGATCTTCGGCGACGGCACGAACGTCTATCTCGCGACGAACGACTTCTCGAATATCCAGCTTACGGGCGTATCTACTTCGACCACGCCTCCTGTCGGCGATCAGACGACGAAGATTGCGACGACGGCATTCGCATACCAACTGAAGAACGGCGTTATCCCTGTCCCGGTCGGCGGCGGTGCAAACGTCGCCCTGACGCCCGCGCAGTACGGCAACGGGATTCTGCTATTGCAGGGCGCTCTGACGGCGGCCATCGAGGTCATCATCCCGGCGCAGGGCGGCCAGTACGTGGTTGCAAATGAAACCACTGGCGCGTTCGGTTTGACGATGGGCTGCGGTGGCGCTGGCACGACGGCGACCATCCCGCAAGGGCAGTCGGTTATTGTCTACTGCGACGGCACGAACACCGTTCTGGCGGGCGCTGCATCGTCTAGCTCGTTCGCTATCCACACCTTCACGGCGACGGCGGCACAGACCACGTTTGCCTGCTCGTACACGCCCGGCAACATCCTCGTCATCCAGAACGGATCGACGCTCGGCGCGACGGACTTCACGGCGACCGACGGTGCGAACGTAGTTCTGGCGACTGGCGCTAAAGTTGGCGACGGAGTCCAGGTAATCGCCTTCGCATCCTTCACGGTCGCCAACGCCGTGACGACCTCCGGCGCGACGATGATCGGCCCGATGAACCTAGTCGGCGGCGATACCGGCGTGACCGCAGCCCAGTTCGATGCAACTACGAAGTTGTCAACGAACGCTTTCGTGCAGCGTGCGCTTGGGAACTTTTCGAATCAGCCGCAATACAACACGAGCCAAGTCCTTAGTCCGGCGCAAGCAGGGAATCTGATCGTTGCGTACGGAACCGCCACGATGGGATTTACTCTTCCCCTCACTTCGACGGTCCCTCTCGGGGCTGCATATTACTTTTGGTCGAATAACACCAACGCCAGCGGTGTCACGATCGCCTGTTCTGGTTCCGACGTTTTCCAGGTGAATAGCGGCACTTCGACTGCTATAGCAATCAGGTCTGGCGATTCGTTCTTCATCGCGAAGGGCGGAAATGGGCAATGGATTGCATTTGGCGGGACCTTGCAGCTTGGTTCTTCTAGTCCGTTCGCTGCATCCGTCACTGCCAACGGCTATCAGAAGCTCCCTAGCGGGCTAATTCTCCAGTGGGGAGTTTCCAGCAGCATGGTGGCTGGTGGCTTTGTCTCAGTAACGTTTCCTTTGGCCTTCCCAACCACTGTTTTAACGGGCGGGGCTTTCACTCCAATGTCGAGCGGAACCACTTCGACTCCCACGGCCGTAGGGGTGAATTACACCGGAAAAACAGGATTTACGCTTATTGCCCAAGGCCCCGGTGCTGTCGGTGCAACGCCATGGTTCGCATTGGGCTATTAAGGAAATATCATGAGCCAAAAATACGCACACCTTA